CTTATACGCACCTGTAATCACAGTGAAAGGCTCTGCGTCGAAGTCCACCTTACCCTCGCCTAGCATGTCCTCCACGGCGTCCATCTTGTCTTTGGGAAAGTCGTAATGTGCAGGAAGCACCAGTTTCGCCAAAAGATTTGCCTGCTCTTTAGGTTCCAGACGCGCATAATAAGTCGTGTTTATGGCAATCAGCAGCGCCGCTTTACGGTCCTTGAGAAAGTTCTCAAAGCCGTTAATGATTTTCTTGTTATCTGGATCGTCCAAGCACTCTGTTTTGCTTGTCCTACCGCTGGAATTTGAATTTAACGTCATCGTGTTTCGCAATAGATGAACGCCCTGTATTTCTGCGGTTACGATAGCCTTATCCGCACTCTTTCCATCAACCTGATACAGTTTATCTAAGAATCCCTTCCCGTCGCTAGGAAGAGATACGGTAGTGGAAGTTACATTCATTGAAAGTCCATCGGCGAACGATGTTTTTCCTCCACCATTAGGACCACGGACAACAACAAAGGTGGCATCTCCGATATTGAGTGTCGAATCCTGATGTGTTCTGTACGATTGCAAGCGCAGTGATTTAAGCCTCATTTTCTTCTTCCCTCTCCCATCCGCAAGTGTTGCAGGTTAGTACCACGTCCATGCACGATCCGCACGGCGCACTCAGAAAGCATGAGCAGTTCTCCGATGGAGGATAGTACATCTTCCCGTCGCATCCCTCTATAGGGCAGGGATCGCCTTCGTCTACATCAGAACTCGCTGTCATCGCTCCACTCTCCCTCTTCGCCGTCCTCTTCCGGCTCCTCTTCATCTTACTCGTATCTTGCAAAGTCTCCATGCAGTTCCTTCGCCGCTTCACAATAAGCAGCATACGCAACTTTTGGATCGTCGGATTGTATTAAATGAACTTTCTTACCATCCACGCCGATTTGAGACATATACAGATTTCTATCTTTATATCTCGTTACGCCTTTGAATCCTGTGGTATTTGTTATTGGCATAGCTCTATTAAACGCTTGTTCTCTCTTTGTAGCAATGCGCAAATTCGACCTACGGTTATCTAGTGTCATTTTGGATTTAACGTGATCGACAGTCCTTTCGTCGCCATACGCAATCTGCATAACTTCACGGTGCATCCAGATTATATGAGGATCGCCCTCTTCGCTGCGGCTATTGCGTACCGCATAAAATGAGCCGCTCTTCTGATTCCTTTTTGCATACCAACTCCATTGCATAAACCATTCATAGATATTAGTATCAACAAAAGTAACTTTACCTCTTGTGAGCGGAATAATGCGATAAGATTGGTCAAGGGGCTGATCGATAACTGGACGCTTTGCTATGTTCCCTTTTCCTAATACTTTAATCGGACGAGATTCTAGCACAACATCGTTGTCGTCTGCCCACACTTGGTTTCGCATAATATATCCTATCTGAGTGGCGCTCACTCCATACTTGTTCCCAATTTCAATGTATCCCTTGCGGACACCCTTATATGTTTCTCTAATTTCTCTCACCTGTGCCGCTGTCAGTTTATGATTGCCAATAAGTTCTCCGTGAAGATGACCATAGCCGTGTCTTCCCTTACGGTGGCAATCATGCATATTTTCCTTATGGGTTCCTTCCTGTAAATGGTCAGGACGAATACAAGGAGGAAAATCACACTTATGAAGTATTTCAAGATCATCCCAAAGAACACCGTGCTCAAGAAGCCATGAGAATCTGTGTGCTAGGAACCTGTATGGCCTCATTGTTAGTCGTCCATATCCCAGCCTGTCTGCACATCCAGTCCAAGCCCAACAATCTCCTTTAGGTCCATAGCCAGGGGTTGTATCAACCTTCTCCCAAAAGTTATCTACAACCTCTACTGTCAACTGCTGAATAGAATCGCGGTACAATATGTGTGGGGTCACGGTCGTCCTCCTATGACGATTGGGCTTGCCGGTGCTGAACACACCTGACCCCTCTAGTATACCGCAGCTTATAATGTTTCGCTTAAAATTCGTCTTCCCCTCCCCATTCTGTTTCATTCTCTTCCTGTTCGTCCTCTTCTTCATCGAGGACATCGAGTGGTTTCGAGACTTTCAGGGTCGCTTTCGTGATGTGATCTGCTGTATCGCCAACGGCTATGTCTAACATCGCACGTTTCTTGGCTCCAAGGTAGCTGTTCAACTTCGTGGATGATATGACGAGTTTGGTCATCCACTCGGTATCATCAGGCGTGGCGTAGGCGTAATCGGTTAGAAGTTCCACAATAGGAAGAATAGGTCTGCCTTGGTTGTCCATCTCGATACCCTTGCCGGAAGGTTTGAATAACGGATAAATTTTGCTATCGCTTTCAACTGGACCAAAAACATAAATTTTCCCATTGTAGTCTTTGAGAACTACTCTCTTTCCTGTCCCGTTAACGTAATCGCGCAGCGTCTTGCTGTTGACCTTCGAGAAAGCACTATACCAAAGAAGGAATTTCAACCTATCCACCGGCTCGAACTGCATCTGTGGGTTGAACTCGCTGATCGGACATTGACGGTTAGAGAGGAGAGGGCAGTATGTACAGTGCGCACCTGGGATTGCTTCGATCTCCTTACCGGCGTCATAGTCGGCATGAATCATCATCTGCCTTGCTCGTGCTGCCTTAACCGCCTCAATTAACACAGGTACTTCTTCCCGCGTGTACACGGCCTCCCTGACAAGGTTCTTGAATCTGACAAAGACAAGCCGGAACTTGACCTCCATTACCCAAGGAAAGTGCTGAAAGACTAGCAACGCATACATCTTGGCCTGTAAGGTATCATCAGGCTGAAATGGTCTCGGATGTGTTTTAAGGTCGTCCACCTGCGCCCTTGCTTCCTCACGAAACATGTAAAGCGCGTCAAGCGTTCCGCTGTAGGCAGTTGGAAGTCCAGTGTCTACAGATACTCCACCTAAAGTGTCTACCACGTCCGTAGGTTGGAAGTTTTCGTCAAGAGACATTCCTAGTTCTGTCGCAAGCAGATGAGCGTGGTCCACCTGATATGACTCTCTCATACCCACAAGAATCTTAGCGGCTGCTGGTCCTGCGCCTTGAGATAGCCGATCAAAGGCGTCAAGGTCCATCGCTACGCTTTTGTGAGCGCACCATGCAGCGTAGGCCGCTCCTGTCTTGTGTACCTGATTTCCTCGTGCGCTCTCCATTCCTCCCGGTTGACGCTTGCCTTGAATGACGGAAGTAGCGTAGAATTTAGGGCAACTTGTTAGAGCTTCTGTGCTTTGGTGCCAGGGTGGAATCTCACTCTTCTGGATTTGAACCAAGTCTGTCGATTTTCTCTTAGGCATTCAGTCCTTTCCGTATACAGTCAAAAACCATTAACCTGTCGATGTAACTCTTTGCCGCCTCGTATCCGTGAGCATGAATTACATGATCGTACTGCGTTGTCTCGTATCCCGGCCACGCTTCTTCCTTCGGAAAGATTTCAGATGCATCAGCTTTTATTTCGGAATCCGTCCACTCAAGATGGATGACACTCTTTCTCCATCCAATCTTAATCCTTCCCTTCGGAGTTGTCACGATAAACCAAGGGTAAAAAGCGCAGCATCCACGACTACAATAGCCGTTAGGAATCTCTTCCACATATAGAGCGTAACGACCAAAACATTCAAGAATCTTCGCCTTGTCGCAAGCGGCTTTCTCATGCGTCTTTGGGTTGGCTCCTGTCTCTCCCTTCAGGAGAGCGTCGTCAATCGAATCTCGCGCTCTATCAATCGCAAACTTTTCATCTTCGGTAAACTCCCGCTCTATGCCTTGTATCTGAATACGAATCGCATAGCCACCCATGTGCTGCACACTAGTTACATTTTTGAATTCCTGCTCGACTGCTATAGTCACGCAACCCTCCTGATCTTCTTTATCTCTCCCCATGAGATCGTAGCCAGTCTCCGGTCCTTGTGCGCGTTGGAGAATACATTCAGGCGCTCCGCAATGTTCGTATAACACCTGCGGGTGCAAAGCAATTCCTCTCCCGGCCATAGGTTCTTGAGAGCAGGAGTTAGTATATCCTTCGGCTTGTGGATTACGCGCCGCTTCTTGACGTATGTCATGCAGTTACCTCCACTAACGACGGTGTTTTGGGCCAAAATAATTGTATTGAAGATACTTCCTGCGGTGTGAATAGTATCCTTTCGCGCTTATCCCAAGATGCAGATACCGTTCCGTCAGGATGAACTACCGCAAAGTATAACTCATCCTTGCGAAGTTCTGGATCGTTTTCTTTGGAGTACAATGGATTCCTTGGTGTGCCATCAGAGTTCCATCCTGCCATAGTTTTTACGGAGAACTGTCCTCCACTCTGAGTATTCCAGTAACGCCGATGACCTCCGCCTTCAAAAGAACTTATCCATTGGGATTGACCCCACATAGACATGCGACCCGTGGTAGCCACATAGACAGGAGCGAACTCGCTATCTAATCTGCCAACTATCGGGCGAAGATTGACAGCCATCCTCTCAGCATACCCAGCCTCGATTGGAAGGTTATGGTCGAATACGCCAAGCGGAAAGGTTTCAGAAAACGAAACACTGTAGACACCAAATGACTCGCACCATTTAACAAATCGTTCCATCTCAGGTACGGAGTCGATGTAACCAGCAAGTAGGTTGCAGTTGACGCGCACAAGGATTCCTGCGGCATGAATCATCTTGACGGCTTCCATAAACCGTTCATTGGTTGCCCATTTGTCGGGCTTGATTCGCATGATTTCTTGATTCTTATGTTCATCGTAATGGTGACGGCTCAGGTTGACGTGAGTTATGCCAGCCTTCACCATCTCATCCACGCCTGTAATTGAGAATCCAGAACCGTTGCTGTTGACAACTTTACGATGAAACGACCGCTTGCCAACCTCAGCAAGTACAGCAGGTAAACGCCTACTCAGGCTAGGCTCTCCACCTGTCACCTGTACCGAACCGCCGTGTTTCTGTGTGAAGTCCAGACCGTATTTCAGTCCGTCCATGAACCTTGGACCATCACTCCTGCCTATTGTGGGAGCAATACAAAATGGGCATGACGCATTACAAGCAGCCGTTATGTCCACATAGAGATTGAAACCTTTATCAACTTTCATTCCGAAACCTCCGCTGTCTTCTCCTCTGTTTTCGGCTCCTCAATCAGAGTCTCGATCATGTCGAGTCCTACCAGAATAGCCTTGAGCGTGGCACGAAGACTCTCAACCTCACTCTTGCGCTGGTTATTACGGTGAATCTGATCGAAGGCTTTGACGATATTGAAGGTCGTTCCGGTTTGAATCTTACGGTCGTTTGAGTAGTACCCTTGCTTTGAACCTACCGTTCTACCTGCAAGGTAGTCAATCTCTCGAAAAGTCGCCTCAACGAAAAAATTCCCGTCTCCTATAGTTCCGATGATTTTCATTTCCCTCTCCCTTTGGTGTTGATGCGCGGCGATCGGATGCTGAGACTTCGCCCGGACGCGACCCGATGTGCCTTAGAGGGACACGCCGCGCACTCTCGACAACTCCCCTAGCTGCCGAAAGGTCTAAAACACATTCTTCAAATCGGCTGTGAGATGCTGAAATGCCCAGTATTGTGGATTGAGAAATTCTCCAACCGCACTGTACGCGAAAGAAAAGGTCAAGACAACGCTGACGATGAAAACAATAACGCAGACTCCAGCCATAAATCCGAAGAAGTCCTCAACATCACTATCCGCTTCCTTAGCTTTGAACCAGAACCACTTGAATCCTATGCCTGTGACAATTGCCATAGTTAACATAATTCCGACAATCATCACGTCGCGCACACCTTCCACTTTTGCTTGAGCAACATATACATCCCATATATGCTGCGCAGTGGTCCCAATCTTCGCGGCCAAAGCATCAATCCGTTGAAGGATGCCGTCAACCGCCTTATCCGCCACCTGCGTTCCGTCAATGAACATGCGTTTCTCTCCTGTTAGAACTCTAGGTTCAACGTCTTCGGTCGCCCTGGTTCCGCTTGCTGTGCCGGTTTTTCATCCTGCTCTGACTGGTCAGGTTGAGCATGATTCTCCGCTTGTGAATCACCTTGACCTTGCTGTGCCTTTGCCGCCGCTTCTCTTGCCGCTACTTCTTCCCTTGAAGGCCGTCCGCGCCGCTTCGCAGGAGTTTCCTGTTGAGTATCGGTATTTGCTTGCTCTGTCTTGACCTCTGCTTGCGTTGCTTGCTGTGTTGCTTGCGTATCCGCTGGCTTCTCGGTTGCCTTTTGCTCCGTCTTAGCTACTGTCTGTCCTGTCGGCGCTAGGCGTCCGCGCAGATACTCAACGAGTTCTTTCCTCCGTCCTTGCGGGATATAGGACTCACGCAGCATCTTCCGCTCAGTCGCGTTCTTGCCGAGCTTATCAAACAACTCCTCAAGTTCCTGCTCGTTAGGGTCGTTCGGGTCAAACTCTGAGGCATCTCCACCAGATTCCAGATCACCCTTGAGCGCCATGTCAATAGTGAGATTCTGGCGACCCTCTGAGGCTGTAATATCCAGCGCAGAGGCATTGGCAAGTTCGATGGATGATGGAAGGTATTTGATGACTTGGAGCAGCGGAATCTTCCGCGCATACATCTCAGGATGGGCGTAGGAGTAGTGCTTATCTCCCACCTTGTTCTGCTTGTTCCTATGTGCCCATACCTTGTCAATGTCCCACACTTCGATCACAGGCCATTCAGCGCCTTTGATCCGTCCAACCGCATAGGTAAAAATCAAGGCCGCTTCTTTTCCTGCCCACTTCCCCGGTTTGTGGTGGATGAACGGCTTATCGCCTTTTTCGTAGTCGAACTCGTCACCATCGTAAACGGCGTCCGTCCATGCAGCGGCTCGTTCTGTGCGACCTACGAGGTCCATGTACCCGCGCCAGCCAGGTACAAGTGTGCAAGTGCTGCCGTAAGGAATCAGATAGCATTGACCCTGAACTCCTGGTTCCAACCCCAACTGAGATGCCGCCATGAGTGATGCGTAGAAAGATTCTGCGGTACAGTTAAACAGTTTCTTGTTAATGCGAAGTTGGGTCAAGGCGATCCGAGCCATCCTATCTGGCGTCATGTGCCTCGGTAGTGCTGCCTCCATTTGAACCTTAAACTTCTGGAGTTCGCTGTAGATCGTCTTCGGGTTAATTGTCAACTCGTTCGCCATGCTGCTCCTTTTCCGGTTCTCCCGGTAATGTTTCTGTGATCTCTTTTGACTCTGCCGATGCCGTCCCGTCCCTCTTCAGCGGCGGCTTCAACTCAAGTGTCGATTCCCTGTCACTTTTCGTAGTGTCAGGCGTCAGCAGGTTGCTCACCGTTTGGATGGTGTGTCCTATTCCGCATAGGTGTTTTCCCTCTTTCATGGCCTTCGATGGGCATTCGTCCCAGGGATAAACGTGAACCCCAGCGTCTTTGTAAACGACATACCATCGGTTGACCTCACGCCGTACAGCGCCGCAACCGGGATAATCGCACGTTACTGAGGATTCTAATCCCATGTATTCATTTTACCTTTGAGGATGGTTCGGCATCGGCTTTTTCTCGTTTGCACTTGGCGAACGCCTCGACGGTGTTGAAAAAGTTGCCTTGGATTTCGTCTGCGAGAAGAAATAGGAGAATCAATATGACAACTCCCCAAAACGGATGGATGACTATCCAGTTGAGAAAGTTCATGCCGTCACCTTTTTCTTTCCGTATCCTCTCGCCTCTAAAAACTCCTTCGCGGCTTGTGCGTTCTTTCGTGCATCGTCGCAAACGAGAAAATACCGATCTCCAAACACCAGAGTAGCCTCATGGACCTTTTGGTAAGCATCGAAAAGCCAAATGAGTTCCAAGTCTTCTAAGCGATCACCGTTCGCCCAACGCTCAAAAGTCTCAGTGCAGGTAATCATGCCGTCACCGCCTATTCGTCTCTCGTTCCCTCAAAGTCTTTCAGGTGTTTCCACTCCCTACACGCTTCAAATACTCTCTCAGCGCCCGCTAGTGGATCGACGGCTCCTGTGGCATAAAAGACTATGCCTTCATCACAGCCACTAGGATTGGTTTCAGGAGTAATTCTCAATTCCACAGACCAAGCACATTCATGCGCAACTGTCGCTTTTAGGCTCCAATCGTGGAATTCCATCTCATCTAGCGCGTCTTCGATCTCAAAAAACTTCATGCCGTCAACCTCTTTCTCAGTCGATAAGCAACACTTTGACGTTCCCGCCAAACTTAGCAACATTCGGCGTCCTATTCAAAGCCCACAATTCGACAAGGCTACCTTTCCTGACCCTCCAGCAATAGGCCGTGGAACGAGACTTCTTTTGAAATACGCGAGCGCAGGAACCAATATAGGCTTCCGCAAAGAACTCGCCTATCGGTACATCTTTGAATCGGAGTGAATGATCCGACTCCGAATCCGTCTTCTCTTTCCTTGGCATCCTCGTTCCACCTCTCTATAGCATCGGTCCAGGCGCAAGTTCGTATTCGTGACCCCACTCCTTGTCCACATCGGCCTGGTTTTTCGCTTTGACCGAAGGGTGAGAATCAGCGATCAGTTCAATTACGTCGCCAACGTCGCAGCCGTCGAAGTAAAGCCACAGTTCATCGGCTTGCTCGTCGGTCAGGCTCGATAGGAACGCTTTCAGGTATTCTGGCATATGCCCTCGTTTCTCTTGTCTTCGAGTTGCAGTTCTTGTGGGCCTCTCCCGCTGAGGAATCCTACGGGATATATGCCAACACGGGTATCCAAGTGAATCGGAGCATGAGGCTGAAATACTGGTACTAGAGTTCCTTTGCCTTCAAGCCATCTGTCTCTCCACCAGCCCATTTCATTCACTCCTTTCGCTCGATTGTTCCCACGGTATACCCTTTCAGTGAGCCTGTCAAGCATTATTTTGCATGGAATCAAGAAAATCGCAACTTGTTGATTTTACAGTGTTTCCTATTTTTCGTTACACCTACAAAAACGATATTCCTAGCGGCGCTTACGGAAGGCAGAAAGGCGCAGGAATATCATTCTAAAGAACTTGCGCAAAAAAAGTGCTTGACAAACAGCAGAGGATTCGATAGGGTGAGTGATGTCCGGGGTAGCTCCCTTGGATGCCCTCTATCCGAACAGGTCTGGGGGCCGGTTGCCCAGACTGGCCCCAACCACCTTCAAGATAGAACGGCGCTGTTCGGATACCTTTTCAACGGCTGCGGAATTTTGGCTATGAGGATTTCCCTGTCATTAGGGAAAAGGGGGAGTATTTTGTCCGCAAAATGGCAACAATGGATGCCGCTCCATATTGACCGCTTCTTAGGTAGTCCTGCTGTTCAAGCCATGTCTCCAGCCGCCCAGATGGGATACCTTCGCCTTTTGATGGCTTCATGGCAAAGCGAAGATTGTACAATTTCTTCCGATCCTCTCGATTTAGCAGAAACTAGCGGACTTGGCGATGATCTTTGGGAAAAATGCGGCGCTCGTATTTTGCGTAAATTTTTTCCTGTAAGCGGCAATGGAAGATTGCGGAATAGCGTCTGCTATGAAGAATGGAGAGAAGCAAAAAGAATATTTGAAGCAAGAAAGGCTGCGGCAATAAAAACCACAGAAATACGGTCACCGCGTTTATTTTCTACAGTCACCGAAGACAATCAAGACGGTGACCATACGGTGACCAATGGCTCACCGTCACGCTCTGCCAACACAATAACAGGTACATTAACAAATACAAAAAAACAAACAGCATCTGCAGGCGAAGAAATTGATGCTCTTTATAAAGCCTATCCCCGTCACACCGCTCCAAAAGCAGCGCGCAAGGCAATCGAAAAAGCATTAAAAGAAAAACCTTTTGATGTACTCCTTCCCATCGTACAGGCTTACGCTGCTCAGACGGCAAAGAGAATTGCTGATGGAAAACTAGAAAAGGAATTTATTCCTCACCCGGCTACTTGGTTTAATCAAGGGCGCTATGAAGACGACGATTTGAAGCCGCCGCCGCAATACGACATTGTGGAAGTTTCGCCACAGGAATTCTGGAAAGACACAGGGATTCATGTCTCTTAGTCAGTTTACTCAATCCGAAATCGAGCAGTACTATCGCATCCGGCTAGACCGCGCAGGTTTCCACCACGTCAAGGGAAACGAGTGGAGGTCTCGGTGTATCCTGCATGGGGGGGATAATCCTAATTCTCTTTGGGTGGATATTGCGACTGGCGGGTTTTGTTGTTTTTCATGCCAAGAAAAAGGCGGAGGAATTTATTCTTTTGAACAGGTACTTCTTCGCCATGAAAGCAGTTCAGGGCAAGCGCCGGAGACTGGGAAGGTCACAGAGTCAATCCACGCGGTTCTTGGGACGCCATTCGTCAGCAGGGTTTACCAAGAGGATATTCCGACCAAAGCGAAAGGAACCGGATGGGATCGCAAGCAAGCGCAGGATTACTACGTTTATCAAGATGAACTTGGCAGAGAACTATACCGCGTCTGGAGGTTCGTAGACCGCAGCGGGAATAAGGTAACGCCGCCAGATCACGCCTGTGTATGCCAAAGGAATCCTGATGCCGAATGCGAGCCAGGTTGCGTGGATGGTAGGGTATGGGGTGCCAAGGATGTTAGACGTGTCTTGTACCGGCTACAAGATATTATCCAGTCTAGTTTCTGCTTTGTGGTAGAAGGTGAGAAAGACGTAAACAACTTGAGCCGTGCGTTGGCGCTCTACATCTCCCGCACAAACGGATTCAAGATTGCGAATCTCTTGCTTGACCGCGTAGGAGTTACAACGAACATGGGCGGCTCGTCAGGATGGAAGCCTGAATATGAATACGGAAAATACTTCACTGGAAAAGTGGTAGTTAAGTTAGGCGATAACGACGCTCCTGGTCGCCTGCATGACGCCGCTGTATGCAAAGATGTTGCCAAGTATGCTCTGCAACTCTACACGCTAGAATTACCCGTTGGAGAGAAAGAGGATATTTCAGATTATCTTAAAGATCACACGATAGAAGATTTGATTAAGCTGATGGAGACTAGCCTAAAAAAGTGGGAGGTGGCGAAACCAAAGGAAACAAAAGTAGGAGACAGGAACGAACCTCGTGTTGTGTTGGTTCATCCTGTCGAGTTAACAGGAAGAGAAACAAAACCACAGGTTGATTGGCTAGTAGATGGGTTGATTGAGCGTGGGCAACGCGGCTTGGTTGTTGCTCCGCCGAAGGTTGGGAAGTCGCTTCTATTCCTCGATATGTGTGTATCCCTTGCATCACAAACTAGATTCCTTGGTGTAGAACCATCTAATCATCCAATCAGGACCGCTATTATTAGCAGAGAGGATGGTCCAGAGTTAGTCAAAAGAAGACTTACACAGCTCGCAGCAGGTAGAGGTTTGAGTCTTGAACAAGTGAACCAGTATATCCTTGTGAATACCGTAAAGCAGTCTTCTAGTTTCCATATCGACTCACAAAAAGAGCTTGAGGAGATGGCTCAATGGTTGAAGGCGGGCAGAGTAGAATTCTGTGTAGTCGATGTATTGAATAGGCTACACTTTCAGAATGAAAATTCTACTGACGACATGACCAAAGTGATGATAAAATTTGATGAACTGGCAGCACTATCAGGTTCTCAGATATGTGTTATTCATCACCTTGGGCGTACAGGGAACTCGCGTGGTTCTACAACGATTGAGGGTTGGGCGGATTTCATCTGCAAACTCGAACAAGACCCCATTGATGAATCTTTGAAGACAGTGACCATTAAAACCAAGGCTCAGGGGTTAATAGCGCCGCGTTCGGTGAAGTATTGGCAATCGGATGACAAAAATCAATCACGGATTCTATTGGTAGAGAAGATCGAGAGGCATAATAATGGGAATGGAAATGGTAACGGGCGTGTTAAACCATCAACTGAGGTTCAACCACGTATGCCGTACAATAACGACTAGGAGAGTACATTGAAACATTCCGCACTATGCACAGATGAAGAAGGAATTAACGAGTTCAACGCACGGATGGACCGAGAGGATATAGAAGCTATGCAAGTGAAATGTCCTCTCGAATCCTGCGGCGCTGAGGTAGGGGAGCATTGCTGCACGGATTCGGGGATACGCAGAATACGTCATGCCAGGAGACTTTGGATGGTGAGGAAACAAAATGGGTAAAGAGACTAAAATTTCTTGGACACAATTTTACGTCCATGAGATAATAAGGAATGGGCAACACTTCAGAAGGTGCAATAAAAGCTCTCGCAAATAAGGCTGGCATTCCCTTATCTGTTTTTCTAGAACACATCTCCATGGGTTTGAAGTGGTGTTATCAATGCAAAACCTTTCATCCAATTGTAGAATTTGGGAAGGATTCAAGTCGCTACGATGGGCTAACCGCTAGATGCACCAAGTCGAGAAATCAACGACAGAAAGTACTTTATGTTCCAGTAACCCAAGAGTTGAGAAAACCTATGGGTCCAGCGCCGGGTTCTTTAGCTGCGCAGAAACTTGGGTTACAGATGAAAGCGATGCTCTCCAAGAGAAAAGAGGAAGGATTCCCGCCGCCACGTTTAGGAATTAAACATTCCTTAGAAACACGGATAAAGATGAGCGTGATTGGGCGCGAACGGTCTCTTAAGGGAAAGGATTGCCATTCGTTTAAGGATGGTAAATGTGCCGAGCGGCGTGGCGAACGCCTTACCGCAGAATATAAACGTTGGCGTTATGACGTGTACACTAGGGATCGTTTTACTTGTCAACTATGCGGTGACAGCAGAGGTGGAAACTTATGCGCTCACCACATTCTTGATTACGCCGAGTTTCCTGCACTTCGTTTCTATATTCCGAACGGAATAACAGTTTGTAAAGATTGTCACAAGGAGATTCATTATGGGCGAAAAGACGGGGATAGCGTGGTGTGACGCAACGTGGAATTGCTGGCAAGGTTGCCACAAAGTAAGCGCCGGTTGTAAAAATTGTTATATGTTTTCAGAGAAGACGCGCTACGGACAGAATCCTAACGTGGTAATACGTTCCTCCGATGCGACTTTCAATGCACCGCTAAAATGGGCTAAGAATCCTGCGAAGTATGGTCATATTAAGCGGGTGTTTGTGGATTCATGGTCTGATTTCTTTATTGAAGAGGCAGACCCTTGGAGAGACGAAGCGTGGGAGATTATGCGGAAGACGCCGCAATTCATCTACCAGCTTTGCACTAAGCGTCCTGAGCGCATTGCACAGTGCTTACCGCCTGATTGGGGCGACGGATACCCTAACGTCTGGTTGCTCACTTCAACAGAGAATCAGGCGGCGGCAGACTTGAGAATTCCTATTCTCATAAAGATTCCTGCGGTGGTGCATGGAATCAGCGCAGAGCCTTTGCTTGGACCGATTGACTTCCGAAAAGTTCCAACATTCAACCGTATAGGTCTTGATTTGTCGGATTTTTGGGTGATTGTTGGGGGTGAAAGTGGCTCTAATGCACGTCCAATGATTAGCTCTTGGGCTGATTCTATCCGCCAGCAGTGTGAGAAGGCTGGAGTCGCATTTTTCTTCAAGCAAAACGGAGAGTGGGTTGACGCTGGTCATAAGGAGTTCGGAAAACATCCTTCGGTTCCACATAAGTTCCTGCGTTCCGATGGGACAGAGTGGCCGCTAGGAGCTTCCGAACTTGAGAACGAAGATGCGGACGTTAACACCGTTGTACGTATAGGCCGTCAAGCAGCAGCGGACACGCTCTACGGTAAGGTTTATCACGAGTTCCCGAAGGTTAAAATATGAGACCTGCACGAACGATTTTGCTCGTAGGTGAGAACGAGGACACACTCGGTCCTCTCCGCTATGTCCTACGTAACTCATCAGACTCTGATAAGAATTACATTCCGTGCTATCAGGTTACGACAGTCCATAGCGCACAGGAAGTGTTAGACGCTCTTTACAAGCGTGATTACCATGTCATACTATGTCAGAGTCCTATCGCTTCCATCCACGCACTCCTAAGTGATATGAAGGAAGTTTTCGCATGGGTTCCTGTCCTGATCTTAACAGAAAAACCGCCGCCCGAAGGAATGAGATACGCAGATCACATCCTCTACAAACCTAGAATGAGAACACTGCTTGCTAAGATTAAGGATGCTACGCATCATAAAGGTCCAAGGAAAAGTTCTCCTGCGGCGATGCGGTGCGGACACAACAGAAAGAAGCCAGTACAGTCAGAGACGAGTGTTGAGAGAGTGGAGGTCGCGGTATGAGCGATGAAAGTCTTTTAGGTCTACTCCTTCGAGCGCACAAGGAAGCATCGGCGCAAGCACACGGCGAGGAATACATATTTCATAATATCCCTGCCAAATGCGATTACGATATGGCGGTTCAATCCATCGAACAGGCTATCAAATATGTCCATCATGCTGAGATTAGAGTGTATGGGCAGAAAGACAGAAAAGAGAATCCATGAAGCGAACTCCATTAAAGCGGTCTACTACTCCTATTCGCAAACGGGCTAAGCCGCGCAGAGGAGAGCCTACGACAGAGGAGAAAGCTGCTGTTAGATTGGCTGTCTATGAGCGGGCAGGAGGACGATGTGAGTTAAACCTTGGTCCTAAGTGTATTAAAGGTATTCTTGCGTTTGAAGGTTCAACGCCTTGGGATCACGGTCATTTTGTCCACATCAAGTCAAAAGGTGCGGGAGGAGCGTTCACGGTTGAGAATGGAAGGTTTGGTTGCTTCCAGTGCCATTTAGGATACGCACATAATGAGGGGAAGAAAATAACATGATATACATAGCAAGCCCATACACCCATGATGATAACGCGGTGATGGAACGAAGGTTCGATGAAGTTTGCCGCATAACTGGTAGGTTGATGGCTCAAGGGTTTATTGTCTTTAGCCCTATCGCACACACTCATCCTATTGCCGTGCGCTCCGCATTGCCTCGCGGATGGGACTATTGGAGCAAGTTCGATAACGAATTCATTCGCGGATCGGAGAAAGTGATTGTCGCTATGATGGATGGATGGAAAGAATCAAAAGGGGTTCAAGCGGAAATATCTATCGCCAATCAATTAGGTGTTCCAGTAGAGTATATGGAGGTTAAAGAATGACAAACCGTGAAGAGTTTTCTTACGAGAGGTTTCTTGAGCGCAAATCTCAACTGACTACAATGTCCGGTTTTAATCCTATATGGATGCCAGAATTCTTATTTCCATTTCAGAAATATCTGATTACTTGGCAGATACTTAAGGGACGCGGTGCTATCTTTGCCGATTGCGGACTAGGTAAAACTCCGATGTTGTTAGTATGGGCAGAAAATGTGGTGCGGCATAAAAACGGAAGAGTATTAGTCTTATCTCCACTCGCCGTTTCATTCCAGACTTCCAGGGAGGGTGATAAGTTTGGCATAGACACTTACGTTTCCCGCGACGGAACGTTGCCTATGGGGAAGAATATCATCCTCACTAATTACGAAAAACTTCATTTGTTTAACCCTAATGATTTTGTTGGATGTGTATGCGACGAAAGCGGAATACTTAAGAATTTCGACGGTGTTTTGCGTGGGCAGATTACCGAGTTTATGAAGAAACTCCAATATCGTCTATTATGCACAGCTATGGCAGCACCGAACTCATACATAGAACTTGGCACATCCTCGGAGGCTCTAGGTGAACTCGGTTACATGGACATGCTAATGAGATTCTTTAAGAACGATCAGAATACGATCAGGCCGATGGTATATCGGAACAAAGGGAATAATTTTGCGCAATTAGATGAAGGTGCTAAATGGAGATTCAAGGGCCACGCTGAAATTCCTTTTTGGCAATGGGTCTGCTTTTGGGCGAGAGCGATTCGACAACCATCAGATTACGGATTTGATGATAATGGATTTATATTACCGCCCTTGGTTCAACAACAGCATGTTGTTAAGACTAATATCCTACCTAACGGAATGCTTTTCTCGTTACCGGCAGTTGGGCTTACAGAGCAACGAGAGGAGCGTCGTAGGACTCTTACTGAGCGATGTGAAAAAGCAGCGGAGTTGGCGAACTCTCATCCTGTATCTGTAGCGTGGTGCCATCTCAATCCAGAAGGAGATTTACTAGAGAAATTACTTAACGATGCAGTACAGATTTCTGGGAAGGACTCTGACGATTCAAAAGAAGAAAAGTTGATGGCTTTTTCTAATGGTCAAGTAAAGCGTTTAGCAACAAAAAGCAGACTATGCGGTTGGGGTATGAACTGGCAGCATTGCAACCATACCGTAGAATTTGTCAGCCATTCTTTTGAACAGCACTACCAATCTGTCCGTAGGTTTTGGAGGTTTGGCCAGGAAAAGCAAGTTATAGATGATATAGTGACGACAGAAGGAGAACTTTCTGTCCTTGAGAACTTGCAACGCAAAGCGAAAGCAGCGGATAAAATGTTCGACGCTCTTATCGCACACATGAACGAAGCACAGAGAATTGAACGTGGAATCAAGTTTGAAACGGGAGAGGAGTTGCCGACATGGCTGTAGTCAATCAAGAGATTTCTGATAAGTACGCAATCTGGAATGGAGATTGTGTTGAAACTTTACGTAATTTCCCAAACGAGCGAGTAGGGTTATCTATTTACTCTCCACCATTTGCGACTAGTTCAGGGGCGCTATACACATACAGCTCGTCTGATCGAGACCTGTCAAACTGTAAAGACTACGATCAATTCTTTGAACATTACGCTTTTGTGATTAAAGAATTGTTTCGCGTGACAGTGCCGGGGAGAATGACCGCTGTGCATTGCATGGATGTACCTACTGGGAACTGTGGAACAGATCATTTGATTGACTTCCCAGGTGATATTATTCGCCTCCATGCTAAAGAAGGATTCAACTATATCGCACGGTACGCGATATGGAAAAAACCTCTCGCTGTACGCAACAGGACGATGGCAAAGAATCTTGCCCACAAAACCATAGTAGAAGACTCATCACGATGCTCTGTAGCCTCCGCAGACTGGCTTCTGGTATTCAGACGTAAGGGTGAGAATCCAATTCCTATCGCGCATCCTCACGGCCTTACGTCTTATGCTGGTGCGCGTGATATGCCAGCAGAACTGTTAAAGTATAAAAACTGGAAAGGGAATCAGATCGAGAATCGTTTCTCTCATTGGATTTGGCGGCAATATGCCTCTGCTTTCTGGGATGATATTCGCTTAGGTAGAGTATTGCCTTTTCGGGAGGCTAGAGATTCGGAAGACGAGAAACATGTTCATGCCCTTCAACTTGACGTAATCGAAAGATGCCTTACACTCTGGTCTAATCCAGGCGAAACGATTCTTGACCCATTTATGGGTGTAGGCTCGACGGTATGTGGAGCGTTGATGAATAGCCGTCGCGGGTTAGGCGTGGAATTAAAGCCTAGCTACTGGAATCAAGCACAGAGGAACATCGCCTACACTCTTGCGCATGGTTGGCCAGATTCAAGTGACCAAGAAAAACTGTTTGAAATTGAGGACGCGGGAGAAGAGTCTATCGCCGATGAATTTGTTTCTGTTTCGGAAGACATCCCAGAAGTATATACGGAGTTCTAAATGACACCCGATATTTGTCCTTACTGTCAAAACCCTCTCCATGTCGGCATACAGCAGGCCGGTAAGAGGGTTTGTTCGCTATGCGGCCTATCGGTGCGTAAAAGACACAAGTGGCATATCGGAAGTGATGGTAGAATTAGACATCGGGACTGCAAAAATCCGACAGGAAATACAGACACTAAAGAATCTAAGGGGTTATTTTAATCATGGGAAATCAATTCAGTCCGTGGTCCGATATGGAACTCAACCAACTCAAGGAACTCGCCGGTCAGTTCTCTGCTGTCTACATCAGCGCCCAGATCGGAAGGTCTGTAGAGGGCGTCAGGAAGCAAATCAAGAAACTAGGACTCAAGAGCTTCGTCTCAACCCCTCCTAAACCGCGTCCTGTGGCCTCTAGGACGCCTGTAGGAGGTATGAAGCCTCACAAGCCTGTAGAACGTCCTGTCGCGCTTAGAAAACCTCTGGTGGTCAGGGAAGCACGAGTAAAGCACATCTCCTATCCGCCGCTGGAGTACTGCATGAATTGTTGCAGTCCTGTCAGTTCGTGGTCCGATCACGAAAATCGAATGCGGCACATGGGTTGCAAAAGGCCATCCGCCTAAAGGAGTCCTATGCGTCGATACTGTGACAAGTGTAAACGTAGTTATGACGATGAATTTTGCAGTTGCATCTGTCCTCACAAAGGCGACTGTTACTGCGCCGTATGCGATTGCACTATTTGTATGTGCGAAAAGGAAACATCAAGAGATTGGGAGAGAAGTTCTAACAATAGAGAGAAATCCGCATGATAATCAAGATCGGCGAAGTCGAGTGGCATGACCTCCAGCGTCATTTGACCTTTGCCAACAAAGGCCAATGCAAACACCTTCGCTTGCAGTACATGAATCATGGCGAACTCCTGAAATGTCTCGATTGCGACGATCAGGTTTCGGCTGTCTGGGCGCTCAAGTATTTTTTCACACAATACCAACTCGAAAAGGAACGCCTAGAGTACGTCAAGAAGCAAATCAAGGATGATGAGGCACGTCTTGTCACCCACAGAGCCGCCTTAGCCGTACAGGATGCGTGGAGAAAGCATCACCTTGTACCTACTTGCCCGTTTTGCAACAAAGGCATTTCTCCTCCTGACGGCTTCGGGAAAAAGGGCGCTGTCAATCCCGACTGCTACGAGACAAGGCCATTGAAGATGCCCATGAACGGGAGGATAGTGAATTGAAATGTAATCACTGCCAATACCTCGAACTAGAGGAAATCACCTGTCGCCGCATCGCCAAAAGCTGCAACGAAGGCACCCAGTGCGCTGAGGAATGGGAAAGAACGGCTCAGATGCTCCTACAGAGGCGGCGCGAACACCTGAAAGTCTGCCGGGAGTGCGGCTGTAAGCAATAGCCATCCTTGCCTTTTCTGCAAGTATTTACGAAAATAAAACTTGACAAATTAGAAAATGCTTGCCAATATCTAAGCATGGCGGCAAGCATCCAAATCGGCTCCAGAGTGTATCTAAAGATTGCCGTAGCTGGCGATCCTGGGTGCGTTATCGGCTTTGACCGCAAAGGCAAAGCAGTAGTCGAGTGGTATGATCTTGACCTTGGCCATCCTACCCACCACGATCTTGATATGCTCATCCTTGACGAAGGCTTCCGTGTATCCCAACTCGGCTTCGACTTTGACGAGATCGCCGCGTAATTTCCTGCGCTTTTCTGCTTGCAATGTCTGGAATCAAGGCGCATAATTATTCCATGATTAGGAAACCAAAGAAGCCATCATTATATTGCAAACGAGGCCACAGGAAAAGCGGAAAGAACTTGATCCTGCGCAACCGCATGAACTTGAAGACTAACCACGTAGATGTAATCAAAGAGTGCCGTCAATGCGCAAACGAGGCTTTGCAAGCACGTCGAGAGGCGCGGAAGCGGAACGCGAAG